AAAAAGAGCTGGTTTTTTTATTTTGATTCCATCTCAATAAGCAAGTCTATGAAATGCTTTGCTTTTTCAAGGTCTTGGATGCCACCTTTATCACGCCACCTGGTTAAATACTTGATAGCGCAACCCTCGCAGAATCCAATGTCATTTTTATGTATATACTCAACTGGCTGAATCTCAAGTCCTTTGTAATGCCTACCGCCAACTTGCTTATCTACTGCTTTCAATCTTACTCTCCCTGCCAACAGCTCTGTCCCAGTGGTAACAGCTCACGCAATACCATCCTTTTCGCTTTTCATCTAGGTTAGGTAAATATTCAATAACTTCTTCTGCTGTTTTTTTGCCACAGCGTTCACATAATTTAATGGCGAAATCGTCTTTCATATAGCCTTCTTTTTTTGTTGTAGATTGATTTAATACGTTTAAGACGGGCAATGTCGAAACGCCTAATAGTGTTTTCGTTGTCTAGCCGTTCCACGAACGCTGACCCATATATTCTCAACAGAGACTTGCGATATTCGATTACATTGCCCGAAAGATGATTATTACATTTTTTGCACTGGGCATGACAGTTAAAAACATTAAATCTCGCATGCGGAGCAGAGCCGACAGACCGATAATGTCCAGCATCAAAACTACCACCATGCTTTATATCGCCCTGTATTGCCCCACAAGACACGCAAGCTCTACCCCTATCCCTAACCCTTATATATGAATTAAAAGCTATCTGCGCTTCTTTCGTGAAATCTGAGCGCGTCTTTAACTTCTGTTTGCGCTCTTTTGTATCTTTGCGGATTGCTTTATTCGTAAATTGCTTGCCTTTCTCACTCTTTGCCCACTCCAGCAGATGCTCAATGCAGCAAAATGCCTTTAGCTGACCTACAACAGCATCAGCTTCAGGCACTTTGGTTTTGCACAGGTAACATCTACGGGTTTTCACAAATGTCCGACCTGGGCAACTATCAGCTCTGACCATCTAACACCTTTCTGAGCATAAGAATCAAAAATCTTCTTAATGTATTCAGTGCCTTGAGCTTTATCAAAAATGGAACTTATTGATATGTACTCCATCATCGCCAGCTTGTCCTCATAGCTTGCTGGCTTTAGTAATTTATCGTAAGTTTCTTGGAATTTCTGGCTATCCCTGCGGAGTATTGGAACTCCAATGGTTAGCTTACATTCGTTCCGAGCATGATGCTCATCACCACCATATAACTGCTTCCCGATGATGTCATACATCAAATAGAAAAGTCGGTTCTGTGGGATGCTTCGATGGGCAGGTAATAACTCAACTATGAAGGGCATTTTCATGCCCCTCAAGTCGTCAAGCAGAAATGATAGCTGTTCCTGGTTGCTAACCTTCCATGTCTGCATTAAGAAATGCCCTCGGTGGAATTTTTAGTTTCTCATTCATCAACTGAAGATTTCGCAGGTTCAGCATATCTTTACTAAGCCATTGATTTAGCAACTGACGAGATATGCCAAGTTGCCTAGCAAACTCAGATTGACTCATGCCAGATTCAGCAATGATATTGCTGAGTATCTTTCCATGATTAGAAAGGCGCATCATTGAAGTCCTCACCTGCTGCTGGCTGATGCCTTGGCGCATCTTTTGCCTGAACACTAAATGATAGCACTGGTGCTTTTGGATTAGATTTGTCACTTTTCCAGGCAGATAGCCAATACTCTTTGCCATCGACAGTTATCGCTCCATTAAAATCTGGATGCTTGTCTGTTGTTTTGCGGTCATTTTTCCAGATAGCTCCGCGATTATTATTATCATAATTCGTCATTGTCATTTTCCTCTATTGTGTAAGTTGGTGAGTTTTTAACATCTTGCAAAATCAGGTTTAACTGATTCTGAAAAATTTCTATCGCATCGACATATCCTGTTTTGTATATGTTTTGTAATTCTAAAGGCTCTTTCTCAAGCTCTTTGCCATACTTGTCTTTGTACCTCATGCTGAATATAGTCATGTAGCTCATACTTTGTACTCCTTTGCCAGTTTCTCAACTTTCTGCACCATGTCATAAGTTAGTGCGGCAAGTTTTGCGATGTAATCTTCATCTCGCTCCACCTTAATCAGCAATGGAACTCCAAAGTCTGGGTGAAAAGCATAGAAGTAGGCGTGGTCAGCTTCAGTAATCCAGAGTTGACCCTGAACTTGTGGTTTATACTTAGGTGGCAGGATTCCATCTCGAAGATACTCCACCATAGTATTTGCCATCGGGCATTTTATTTCTAAGACGGCTACCTTTCCATCAGGCAAATCAATAACGCCATCAGGGGAGCAGCCAATCTCCAATTTGTCCAGCTTGCAAAACCCAATCTCGCTGACAGCATAGTCGGTAATAAACTCAAAGTTTTCCCTAGCCATTGGCTCAAGCTCAGTGCCGCGCCTCATAGCCTCGGTTTCATGCACATAGGCTTGCTGCTGCGTTACTTTCTCGGCTACCAGGTCGTTGATATAGCCATCAACCTGCTTGCTTGCCTGACCTGTTGGTGTGATTATTTTGTGGAACTGGCTTGCACTTGGAACGCCAAGTCTATCTGCAAACCACTCAGGAGTGCGTTGCTCAAATTTAGATATTCTCATTAGATTTCCCTTTCTTCATCTCAATCATCTGCAAAGCCCTGACATACTCAGGTTCAGTAAATTCTTCAAGCGAACCTTTCTTGAACGCCTTAAGGAACTTCTCTAGGTCTGAATCCGATTCTTCCAAAGCATCGTATAACTGTTCTACCTGAACACCAGTGATTGTTTTTGGCTTGCCACGCAACATTGAACCTTCGCCATCATCATCTTCTGCTGGTATACCAGCTACAGCTTGCAGAGAATATCGTCTTGCATATGTAATGGCTGAACCTGCTGCCTGTGGGTCGAGCTTCTGCAATGGCAAGTAATAATCCTGCTCCATCCACTCGCCACTTTCGTGCATCAGCCTAGTAACTACGCCAATGGCGGAGTTGGTTGAGATTGGGAACTGCACATAGCTCAAGCCGTTGTCAGCAAAAGGCTGCTTGATGGCATGAACAACAGACCCAAGGTCTGCATATTTTGATTTGAAGAACGGGTTGTCTGCTGACTTTGCAGCTCCGCCCATTTGTGATTGTGCTTTACAGAGTGCTGCTGCGAGCGCAGCGATTGATTCGCTAGTTTTCATAATTATCCTCTCGTTAGTTGATTCCAGCGAGAGGATTAAATCATATTATATTATATGGGTAAAGTTTTATTTTACTTGTATTTACCAGAGACTATCATTTCAGCGATTTCATTCGCTCGGTTGGGGGTTTGACGGGCATACAGGGAGTCAAGCAAATGGGGGGCAGCAAGCTCATAATTGCCTTCTGCCATCTCTGCCAAGAAGTTCTTGAACTTGAGCAAGGAAGGTAAGCCAAGCTGGAAGCAGAGGTCAATCATTGCATCAGCTCTCACGCAATCTAGGTCTGTGAACCATGAAAAGGCTTTGCCAAGTTCAGCAATTACTCGGTCAACGTCATTCGACAACATGAAGTCAACTTCTGAGTCAGACAAGCCAAGACCACCATTCGGGTCTATATTTCTGCCAATACCCAATGTCAAAAAATTTTCTGAACACTTATATACAACATGCCTGTCATTATTTTTGACAACACCTTCATGCCTTTTGAGCATTTCAACTATTTTATCGTTATCTCTAGTCATCCTGTTTTTGACTCGCTCCAAAGTAAAATGATACCACCGCAGATACAAGCCCACCCAGGTATCCCAAGACTAAATTGATTAATTCCATTGAGTTCTGCTCTGGTGGCATGATAGTTATCATTCCAATGTAGGAACAAAAGAAAACAACCATTAGGACTCCAATGAATCTGGCTGTCCAATCTTTATTAAAGTATTTACGAGCATCCTGTTTGTCAGCAGTTTCGAGAGCAAAGACATCTACGTTGAGTTCAGCCATTTTTTGTTCAAATTCAAGCTCTGCTTCACGAATCTTTGCCAAATCTTCTGGGCTGGCATTCTGTACTGCTTGTTCGACACTTCTTTCGTCTGCTTTACACCCAAGGGCTTGCGAAATAACTTGAACAGCAGCACCAGCAACAGGTGTACCCAATGCACTAGCGATAGTCGGAGCAACAGCACCAACAAGTGATTTGATTGCGCTAAATTTCATAAGATTCCTAATATAATAATCAAAGCAGCCAGCCCTGTGAATAACCAACCAGCTTGCCTGTCAGTTAATTTGCAAAGCCAGATTGTGACAGCGTATCCAAGTTTTTTCATTTGTCTACCTTGTTATCTAGCTTTTTCCAAATAGCCCCAAGCATTTCCTTCATTTCTCTAATGTCATCCTTGTAATCGTCTTTTCTGACATACTCGGTGTGCATTTCACGCTCAATCTCTTTAACATCATCTTTCAATGCGTTCATCGCATCGTAAATAGACTTAATTATCCAACCAAGAGCTGTTGCTGCCACACCGAAAAGTGCATTAATGAGTGTCTGTTCCATTATTTTTTATCACTTTGAGTTCTGCTGTTTTTGCCTCGCATTCTTCCATAATCCACAGAAAATAGTCGTAACATTCTTCTGCGCTCCACTTTCCTTTGGAATAAGCAAGGATTGTTAGCATTATTTCAAGTTTACGCTCGGATGTCATTTGATTTTTGGTCGAACAGTTATTCTGGAATACTCCCCCATGCTTTTAGCGTAGGTAATAGCACTTGCACCACGTTGAGCCATCAGGAAATTTCTAGCTGCATACGCATCTCTGGCAGCCAAGGTTGGGTGCTGCTCAATGAAAATGCCAGCCTTTTCAATGACTTGCTTAGTATGGTTATGACCTGTGTGGATATATGTCCAGTTGCACTTACCAAAATCATCACGCCATTCGGTTGCGAATCGAAGCGGTAAATCCTCTAGCTTGCGAGTCAAATGCCCATGATGCCACGCCAGAAATATATCCTCAAAGCGGTAGACGTAGTAAGGGAATGGTGATAGCTCTACAGTGACTCTTTTATTCTTAGCGAACATTGCCCCCATAATGGCTCTGAGCCATACGCTTGATGCTTGGTCGTGATTTCCTTCAGCCATAATCACATGAACCTGCTTGTGCTTGTGAAGAAGCATCTCGACAGCTTTTATCATCAAATTAATTGCTGACTGTACAAGTCTGGGAAATCTGGTATCGGCATCTAAAATATTTTTTGCATTCGGGGTGACGGATAACATCCCATCCCAATGACCCAGGTCACCCAATTGTGCCAATACACCTTGCTCGGAATCTGGCGAGCCATCCATCATGTCTTGAAAAGCTCCAAGCATAACCTTTTCAGCAATTTCCATATCCCAATCGTCACCTGTTTCGTCAGCCCATGCGTACATACCTAAGTGGAAATCCGTCAGGGTGTAGACAGTGCATTTGTCTTTATCTTTTGGTGCTGATTTAGGTTGCTTAACTAATGGAAATGGCTTGATACCTTGAACAGCGTCAGCAACAAAATCCTTAAACGGCTGCTCTTTGCGCTCTCTGTCAATATCGGTCTTGTGCCACTGCGCTACAGCAGTTTTCTCGCCAGTTTCAGGATTAATTTTGTAATAGGTAGACTGACCTTTTAGATAGTGTGGAGAAGGTACAGCGTTGTACATTGGCTCTGATACGCTACAGTCAATTCCATGCTTGAGGAGCATCTCTTTGGAGAAGGCAAGCATCCTTTGCATGGAGCGCATATTGACACCATGACTCTCTGCCATCTCAGAAATAGAAATGCCCTGCTTTATTCTTTCTTGGTTTTTTTTCACCCAATACCAGCGATTAGGATGATTGACAAATATTTCTTCAGCTTCATCAGGAACAGCAAGCCAATCCCAGGTGTTTTTTGTCGGTAGTTTTATCATGCTTTTCCTCTCATCTCAGTGGATTGGATACCGCATCGAATGCTTCCCATAAATCGTCAACTTCTTGCGCAAATCGGTCAACATCCTGTTCAAATTCTTGAATGGAATCCAAAGTATCCTCTACAAGTCGCTGATTTTCAAGCACAACACGCTCGGCAGCTTCTACTCTGTCACGCAAATCTAGCAGTTGTTGCTGCTGATTCATTATTGTTTGTAGATTAGTTGCCAACTCAGCTAATCTGCCTTGTAGCTGAGATATATCTTGTGAGTCCATTTGTTCTTCAATAACAGCGATTCTGGTGTCAAGACGTACTCCAGTGCCACCAACTTCTGAGCGTACTGTATCAAGCTCTGAGCGCATCACAGAGAGTTGTTCTTGCAATGGAGAAATGTCAGGAATGGTAAATTCTGATACAGAGCCTTCCAGCGAATCGATGCGACCAAAGAACTCGGCAGCAGTCCAGATACCGCCAGCGACAGGTGCCAGGATAGATAAAGCAACAACAATCCAAGCACCCTTGAGCTTGAAGCCGCCAACGCTGACTTCAGCCTCATCAAGCATTACAATTTCTGACCTTCATATATGCTCTGACCTACGCCCATCACATCCAAAGCTGATTTCATGTCGTTCTGGAAAAAATTCATAAACCCCATAGACTCATTTGTCTGCACCCAAGTCAGCATTAGGTGGTCAGTGGATTGCGTATAAGTGGCAGTTGTCTCAAATAGAGACACATTGAAGTCTTGGCTCTGCTGGTCGACAGTTTGAGTAATAAAATCATTTTGGCTTGCTTGTATGAAAGCAGCAGCCATCTGAGAGTAGGTCTGTACTGATTCAAGTGACTCATTGTACTCAAGCACCTGCCCCTGAGTTATGGACAGGGAGTTATCAGTCACATATGACTGCAAGGCAAGTTGTGTTTCGGTAGTAGTGGCTTCAGATGCCATGTTGAAAACTTGTATGACCTGTGACATTGCGCTGGTCGCATCTACAAAGTCATCTACAGCAAGACTCATTTGCTCAAGGGCAACTTCCGCTTGGTCTTGGAAAAACATCTGCGCATTATAATAGGTAGCCGCCTGGACATCTGCCAGTGCAGTATTATAAGCATCCATCTGAGCCTGCGATATAATGCCGGAGTCAATCGTATTAGAGTCAGCAATCCCACCAATACCAGCATAGTATGCAAGACCAGAGACAGCATACTGTCCATTATCAATCGTGGTAATGAGCGAGTTACTCGCATTGACAAGGTCTGTGATTTCATCAGCGTATGCTGGTGCGGAAACGCTCAGAGATACTGCGAGTATCGTTAGTATTTTCTTCATCTTCAACTCCTATGCCAAGTACGGCATCGTAAAATTCTCTGTCTTTTCGGTAGTTTGGTATCAGCAGCTCTGGGTCACGCCTCATAGCAAAATACGCTTGCCGACCTACCATCAGGCTACCCCTTACCATAACAGGACAATATGTCCCTGCCTTAAACATTGCAGTCCAATTCTCATCACTCTGACATAGCCTAGATATGGCAGCAATCTGCATACCTAAGTCGTTTAAAGCTCTAGCATCACGTCTGCGGTTACACTCATCATCTTGCTTATAGCCACCAATGCTGAAGCCTAGTACATCTAGCTGAATCCCTGCGCCTGTTCCTATCAAGCAGCTATCACTTCCGTTAAAAATATAGCTTGGCGTAATAGCCGATGGCACTGGAGTCACTCTGCTTGCTGACCCTGCTCCGTTGAAATTATTAACTACAGAGTTGTCAGGGTTCTCGCTATTAACTGTGCTATTGACGTTGTTGGTGTTCAAGTCACCAGTTTGCTGCCCTAGTGCAATGCAGGGTATTAGTATCAATAGCAACAGTCGTTTCATTCATCTAAATAGCTGCAATAATAAATGCTAATAGTTCGTTGTATCATAATTTCCCCATTAATTCAGCTAATCTAGCCTTGTCAGCATCAGAGACTTTTTTTCCTTCAATCATTCTAGGTACTTTATGTCCCATAGGCTTGCCATGCTCGTCACAAATATCGTCACCATTCTCATCAACACAAGGAAGCTCGTCAAACAACGGAATCTCTTTAGTTTTAGCAACCTGTTTATGTACGGCTTTGCCATTAACGATTTCTACTACTTCTTCTTCGACTGTAACAGTCTCAGTAGCTTGGTAGTCTGGTTCATCTTCAAGCTGTTTAAGCTCATAGACTTCTTTATAGACTCCACCATCTACAGCATAACAAGCATCACAAAAGGCTTTAACTTCTGGCAAGGCATTAGTCAGGTCATCAGTTGGCTTAATCTCATACGTGCCTTTATGTGACTTGTATTTAATACCTACTTTAGACAATCCAGCTTCTTCAGTAGTGCCGA